TCAGCCGCCTTTTGATAGAGTTCTGTAGGCAGGAACGGCGAGGTTATATATACTTCCGTCCATAACGTCATTTTATTGCTGTATCGTGCAGATACCTGAGAGCGGTACTTGTCAAGCAGAATGAGCAAGTAGCTGTATGAGATACGCCCACGGAACTCATCAAGAATAAGTATCGGTTCGCCTTGGTAGCCGTCAAAAGGGTGGTCATAGTCGGTCACACGATAGATATTTACATCACCATGCTTTTCACAAAGTTCAATGTATGTGTATGATTTTCCGCACCCAGTACCGCCAAACAGCCAATGTACTTTGACATCACGTTCGGGCGGTGTGTTGTCCTTACGATACAAATAAAATAACTCTTCTGTTGCAGTTTTGGACTTGATAGCCTGCGGAAACTGTCGGTAAATATCGTTTGGAGTTTGTCCGCTGTAAATAAGGTCACGGATATCAGACATTGAAATCAAATCGTTACGCTTGCCTTGACAGCCTTTAATCTCACCGACCTGCGATTTTGCTATAATCTTTTCGCCCTTTTCCTCGAACTTGCCAACCTTGTTTATATAATCCTCGACTTGCTTTTTGTTTCCTTTGGTTATCTCAATATGTACTTTAGGAAAAAGCTTTTTCAAGGCAGACAGCGGGCGGAACGTCTTCTCACTTTCAAACACACAATGCAAGTGTTCAAGACCGAGGGCAGACACGCAGAATAAAACCGCTCCTGTTCGCTTATCATCATCACCGACCCATTTATTAAGAACATCATCACATATCTGTTGTTCTGTCAATGAGTGATACTCCGTAGGCTCTTGCTTTAATATAACCGCCTTGCCGTTCTCGTCTTTGATTATCTCCCCCTCTTCATTGTGCTTGTATGTAATATCGTAGCGAGGGTTATTTATAACACAGAAAGCAGAGCGGCAATTAAACTCCGCCATATATAGAAACACCACCTTATCTTGTATCAGAAGTTGTCACAAAATTTTGTGACATGGGAAAACACGCATTTACGCTGTTTAAACTACTTTGTATCATGTATCAGAAGTCGGGGGTAATACTAACCCCGACTTTTTCCGAGGGGTTGAGAGATTCCAAAAGAAAAACCCAACAAGTGAAAGAGCTGCACATTCGTGCAGTTTTCGGCTCTTTACCTTTGTCTAAGTCGAAAGTTCG